TCTCTATCAATAAATGATTGTGGTTTATTCATTAGACGTTTCCTTTCATTTTACCTCATGGGATCTAGTCCCAAGTTACTCAGGTGACAAGCACCTCATTGTTCAGGGGTGAAATTATTTGTGAGTTCTTTTTAATTCCGCTAAATACGGGTTAGAAGGCTCAGGCTTTTTCTCCTCTGTGATTGGTTGTACAGGAGCATCAGCTTTGACTTTACGCTTTTTAAATGCTTCCTCTTTAAGTACTGAAAGTCTTTCGTTTTCTTTTTTATCGAACAATTTTGATGTATACTCGAAATTTTCTTCAATAAACTTAGGTGTCTTATCACTTAAGATCTTTAAAAGGTACTCTTTCTTTTTACCATTTAAACCTGAAGTTTTATTTTCAAGTAATAAAGAAGCTGTTTGCTTATTGTAAGCCTCTTTAAGTAAACCATTTTCTTTTTCAAGCTTTGTAACCTTAGAAGTTAACTCATCAATTTGAGTTTTACCATCTAATACAGCCTCTTTAACTGACTCGCTCATTAGACTTGAGTCAACTGCAAGCACCTTTCTTAAATTAGAAAGAACTTCTCTAGCTGTTCTATTTTTAGTAGCTTCTTCAATAGCTTGTGTTGGAACAGACTCTTCGAGATATTCATCTAAATAATCTGAAACACTTTCTACTAAAGTATTTTTAAACGAATCTGCTTTATCATTTAGCTCATTTTCATACTTTTTAACCACTTGCACTAGCTTATTAGCATTATTATGATCTACTGCTTCAACCACTCTTTTTAATTTATCAGTATGATCTTTATCAATTGCACTTACTAACTCTTCAAGTTTTTCAGCGTAGAGCTCATCTTGATTAGTTAATGCAGATTCAACTGATAACTGAATTTTTTCTTCAATAGCAGTTTCAATTTGCTTCACTGAATCTTCAGTAAGAACTTCTTCTGCTTGTTCGGGTAATGCTTTTTCGTTTTTCATGTTTAAAAGAGTGGTTTATCTGTGGCGTTATCGATTTTTTTGGCAATCTTATCCTCAATCGCGCCCTTTAAATATTTATGTGCCTCAGCGTAATTTTTACTAGAAAGTTCTTGAATAAACTTTATAATTTTGTTTTTTTCTTTAGCCATAATATTATTTATTATATTGATTTAATAAAGCTTAAAATTCTATCTCTTAAAAAGATATCTATATCCTTTTTAGGTAGTCTATTAAGAGATTTTTCAAAATTTTCGTACACTTCTTCATACTTATCGTCTGAAGTTACTACCCACTGCTTGGATTCTAATATACCATTTACAAAAGCTTTAGGATATGATGGGTCAGCTACACAGTCTATAGCTACTAATTTCATATTCTTTACTGTACTATGTTCAGCTCCTTCTTCTAATGTACCAAGAGCCCTAGATGACATACCTACCTTCACACCATCATTTATTAACGACCTTACTATTTGTCCACATGGTGTTGTTAAAACTTTTGATTTACCGTAAAAAACACTACCATCTTGAGTAATTTCTGTTACCATGTGACATGCTCTTTCCAAATCAACATCAGCAGTAGTTGGATGATTAAGTTCACCCATTGCACGACCAGGCTTTACCATCTCTTCGATATAACGATTAGTTTCTCTCTCTAATTCCTCTAAAGGGTAAAGTCGATTATTACGATTTACTCCCTCTGCCATCATATATGGTCCTTTTATGAAAAGATTGCTTTCAGCATTTCTATCTGCTTGCTCTTCAATGTATTCGAATTCATCATTAACATCAGGTTTTTCTACAACTAAGTTAAGTTTTAAAGCCATACAATTATTTATTCATCTTTTACTAATAAGCTCTTTTTCTGTTAAAATAATAAACTTATATCCTCTTTTTTTACTATATTCACGAGCTGCTTGCCATTTTGCTTGATTAGTTACAAAAGTTTTTTGCTCGTAGAGAAGGTGCTTTCTATTTCTATACTTAGTTTTTGGTGGTTTAGTCTCTCTAGAATGTTTAATTTCAACCAAATATTTAACTAATTTGTTTCCTTCTAATATTTCTATGTAATTATCAACATAATACTTATGGCCTCTATTATCTAACGGACTCATATATGGAACTATTACGTTTTCGCTGCCCCATCTTTTTACATTCTTATTATCATCACAAAATCTAAAGAATTTTAATTCTAATCCTGATCTATATATAGCTTTAGACCCGATAAATTTACTAGGGTTCTTAGGTACGAATATACCTTGTCTCCATCTATTCATTATCCGACAAAGAACATTGTAGGATCTGAATCTCCTAGACCAGGAGAAGCTCCATCAAGTAGTTTTTGCTCAAGTTCTGCTTTCTTTTGCTGACCTTCTTGTAGTAAATCATAATTTAAAGCACCACCACCTAATAGATTTACAGATCCAAATTTACCTCTTACTCTACCTATAGTAATCATAGATAAAGCTAATGCATATTCATATATCCATTGCTCCATAATTATATTTCTTATAGGCTTTTCTAAGTAACATGATATAACGCCATAAAACTTATCACTTCCTGGTTGTGGATACATTTGCATGTATTGTGTTCTAGGATCAAATTTTATATCTCTCTTTATAGCAAGAACTTTTTCTCTTGTATCTATCCATTCTTTAAGAGTATACCAAGATATCAAGTCGAATCCATAATTACCTAGAGCATAACTAAAATAAGTTTGTTGAGCTAAAGTTTGTTCTAAAGTAAATAGAGTATTAATACCGGTAGTTGAGCCTTCTTCAAATTGTGTTACATCAACTACTTTTCTATAATCCATAATATCATAATCAAAAACATTCTGATAATATGTAGACTCAGAAGCAGAACCTTCAATAGTTAAAGTTTGTCTTGGAGTTTTAGTAAATAAACCAGTTAGTGATTGACCTAGCAGAGAACCACTTGTAGTTTGTAAAGATGTAATAGCAGATACTAAAGAATGGTCAAATAATTCAAACTGTTGTATACCATTTTGACCTCCTGTAATTGTTGTAAATACCGCAGAAAGTGAACCTGATAATACTGCAGTATCTCCTGTGTATACAGGGTATTTTGTATTAACAAAATTACCCGAAAGAATAGAAGAGGTACTAACATATACAGATTCAGGAGTATTACCTATAAATTCAGGTCCCGGTCCTATTGGATTAGTACCTGCTACTTTTCTTGCATTAGTTGTTAAATTTGTGTTAGCTAATGTATATAATAAATCTAAACGAATACCTTTATTTTTTTCATACATATCAGAGTCAAAGATGAGATATTCTTTAGTAAATCCAGCATACTTTGTAAAATATTCTACTGCGATTTGAATATTCTCTCTCAACTGATCGGTATGTATTTCTAGACTAACTATAGGATAACCTAAAGCTCTTTTTATTCTATCACCTAATCTATCGTAGGTTTCAATTTTAGAGTTTAAGTTAGTTGATAAAAATGCAGAAAGAGGCTGAATAGTACATGCAAGTGCCATAAAATTATTTATTCTAGCATAAATAATAATATGCCAGAAGCTCCAACAACTAATAGTGGAAATAGTTATTTTAATAATAATGAGTGTAGATCGTTTAATATTCGTTTAGGTACAGGTATGAAACGCTTATCAGGTATTGATTCAACAGCTCCGTTCTTAGGACAGCTTTGCTCAGAAGTATATATAGTTAATAAGACTGGTCAAACAGTTACTTTATTCGATAGATCAGATGCTTGGGGCGATGCCGAAGCTATAAATGTAAGCAGAGGTTTTTTACTTGATGATAATGATAGTATCACTTTAAGGGGATTAACTAATGTTAATCAAGTTTCAGCTAAAACCGGTTCAGGAGCTGGAACTCTTTATTATAGAACTCAGTTCTTTAGCTCTAATCCAATAAGATAATTATACTTCAGCTGGTTCAGCTTCAGGAGTAGGCTCAGCTTCAGCTGGTATATCTACATCCTCACCAGTATCTGCAGGCCCTCCTCCAAATTCAGGTATACCTCCTGCATCTGCTCCGCCTCCTACACCAGCTCCTTCACCACCTACTGCGGCATCACTACCGGTAACTTCACCTGCTACTGCTTGCTCTTTCCACGCTGGACCTGCTGCTTGAATTTGTGATAACTCCCATTGTAATTCAGCATCTTTTCTTAAGAACTCCCTATTAGCTAAAATATCTTTATCTTTCCATCCAAGGTATTTCTTTTGCGCGTAAGTAGCGGATACAAATTCTGAAGAAGCTAAATTATTAAAGTTACCTGCTTTAAGCTCTAACCTTTGATTTTCTCTTAACTCGTAAAAATTAGTAGGTACATTAAACTCAATCTCAATATTCTGTTCATTTAAATCATACTTTTTAAATAGACCCATTAGAGTCAGATGAGTAATGAACCCCTTTTTAAGACCTGCTGCAAATCTTTGCTGCTGTCTCATTACAAAGCGAGCAAACTTTAATTCTTCTCGTAATATTGTAGAACCATCAGCTGAAGCTTGATCGTTAGGATCTAATCTAGTTGAAGGTACTTTAAGAGCTCTATAAAGTTTTTTGATAAAGTACATTAAGTCTGATAGCTCACCTAAATTAGCTCCTCCTGCTAATTGTGAGACAGTAGTACCTTCAGAACCTTGTCTTTTAGCAAACCAAAACGCATCTAGCATTGATTGAGGATTGAACTTTTTAACAACATCGTTTTGATCTAAGTCAAAAGTTTTTTTAGACCAATAATTAGAAATAAGCTTTCTTAAATATGCCTCTGCTTTTGGAGGTGCCATATTGCCTACATCAACGTTAAAAACTAATCTCTCCGGAGCTCTAACTAATCTATAGATTACAATAGCGTCTTCAATTAAAGATAATTGTCTATATGGCCTTCTAGCATTTTCTAAAAATGGTACAACAAAGTTTTTAGTTTCATTGTATACACCAGAATTTACATAAGTAATCTGGTTTTGATCCATAGGTATAAACTCTATTTTTTCTACTTTGTTGGGTTTATCAGGACTGAAAATAGGCTTTCTATAAATAAATCCTTTTACTAACATATTTTGTATATTATTATATACAGGGTCAATAATTTCTGCAGGTAGATTAATTACACCTAATATACCATCTTCTACAAAACCTTCATGAACGATTTGCTCAAAAAATAATTCTCCTTCAACAAGTAATTGTCTAAAGTATTGCCAGCCTTTATTTTTAAGATCGTAATACTCAACATAGCGATGAAATTGTTTATCTAACTCAGCTTTTTCTTCTATAGTTAAATCAATTTCTTTTAAATGTAATTTAGTGATCCACCCTGACTCGTCCGGATTTATAGTTTCGTCACATATTTCATCTAGCGCATCAGCTACTTCAGAATAAGCTGCAATAATTCTATAATCTCTTAATCTACCCTGCTTATCCTCTTGTATGTTTGCATACATTACATCTCCAAAAGAAGAGTCTTTAGCGAAATCACCTATAGGAATATTATTATATGGATTAGAGGATGATACTGAAGCTTTAGCTAAAGCTTCTGCTCTCTTCATTCCTGTTTTGTTAAAAATTTTATATTTAGGATTTAACTGATCTCCTTCAGGTTCAACATTCGAATATGGTAGTCTATTTTGAATATATTGAACTAAATTTCTACCAAACGTTGAAGCACGTCCATCATTCGTAACGTATGAGCGATTTTGAGAAGATGATGTAGATGAATCTGCCATTATATATATTTATGCTAAGTTGATGATAGAGCTAGCGGCTTGATAGGAAGAAGCCCACCCAGCTTCATTTGCCGTTACAAATGTAAATTTACCTGTGCCACTTAAAGTAGATGTTGGAAGAGAAATACTTACTAAATTTTCTGTAGCAATATTATATAAACTATCATCTAATCTATATGCACTTATAGTATCTAGCTTAGCAGAAGTAATTTCTTGATAATCAGTAAAGAAGTTCAATTTATTTGCACTTATATAGACTACATTACTATAATCTAAAGCAGTACCGTATAGCAAGAAGTTATTTGGTTGTGAAGATAATACATTAGTTTCGTTTCTTAATTGCTCAAATAATCCTGATGTAGTATAAAATATATTAGTAAATTCAGGTATACCTGATACAGTTATTGTCTCTGTATAATTAGTAGGGACATTAGCATCAAAGGTTGATAAAGCCGCGTATCCTTGATCAGTATAACTCTCAACAGATATTTGATCTTCTAATGGGGAGTAAATTCTATTTTGTAAATCAACTGCAATAAAATTATTGTCTATTTTATAGATATTTCCAACATTACTCTTTTCTTCTGGAAATAACCAACCTTTTATAGTAAATGATGTATCTACTGTAATTCTAAATTTTTCTGAATATGAAGTATCAGTAGGTGTTGAATAGCTTAAATTACCATTCCATAATACTTCACTTCTTATTTCTTGATCATATTCAGTACCAAAATCGGAGGGTACTTTCCAAGATAATATAATATAAGGGTTATTATATGGAACAAAATTTGAAACTATTTGATCTACATCTTGCATATATCTTGCAAGTATTGACATACTGATTTCTAAATTTACTGGTACCGGCATAAGAAATTTTGAAGATGTTCTTGGATCTTCTTTTTCTTGCGCTGGTATTAATGAAGGTGATAGCTTATTAAAAACTCGAGACTCATCTCGCGATATACTATCTAAGTTTATAGCAACTACAGGTAGGGTAAGATTTTGCGCTTTATTTACTATATCATACATTACACGCTGCTTGGGAGCAAATACATATCTTACGTCAATGTTTGATTTAGCATTTCTATTTTTATCAAAACGACTTATTACAGTATCATCAAACGCAGCTACAAACTGGGTTAATAAATTTTTAATCTCAAAATGAAATGCTCTATTCTTCATACCGTCTTATATATTTATTACAAAAACCTATCAATGAAATATTTAGGTAATTTATGTCTATTATTGACAACGCTTTCCGGTATCGAGCCATCTAAAATATACGTTACACAATGATCTTTATGAGATCTTACACCTCTACCACATGATTGTATTAAGGAGCATAACATTTTATTCATATACCAGTCAAAATCATCCTTCATAAGTCTTTCTATTCTTTTATCTTTAGTAGGTAGATAAGGTGCTTTTACTATAATTTGAAATCTTGCAAGATTATCTCTCAAGTCAACTCCATGAGACATAGAAGGTGAAACTAATACTGTTGGGTCATTGTTATCGTAATGCTGCTCTAAAATAACTTCATTACGTACTCCCGGCTCTCTTATTAGAAAACGTGATTCGGATAACTTATTAGATAGAAACGAAGTTATAGTATTATTATGTGTATGTATAATACCTTTATCATTTTTATGAAACTCACAAATATCTTGTATTTGCTTTACAACTTTAGGTAAACTACGCTTTAAGTTATGATAATTTAATTTTACTTTTGTATTGCAATATATAGGTGCGTTATTTGCATCAAATGAAGACTCAGCTTCAATATATTTAAACTTTTTAACTCCTAAACTTTTACAAAAGTTATTAGGATCAATTATAGTCGCTGACATTAAAATTACTTTATCAGCATACTTAAATAAATGATTAGCAAGTTTATCTACCTTTAAAGGCATAAACGTTATACCTTTCTTATCTGTCTCAAACAGATATTCACTTTCATTCCAAGTATCAATTATTAAAGATAATTTTGAATGTAAGTTTCTTAATGTAATTAAATTCTTTTTTGATTCGATAATAAACTTTTTATTTGCAGAATTATTATTTGTTATATCTTTTAGTTGTTCAATTCTATCATTTAAATCCAAAACGAGCTCATTAATCCACTTAATTACTTGAAGTCTATTTTTAGAATAAAACGGTTTTATATTTACTTCAAGCTTAGTTAAGCTTTCAAAATTTATAGTACAAGAAAACTCTTTTACAAGTTGATCTTCAAGTTCAGCAGCCTCATCACATATAATATATTGTCTTCTTTTTAAATGATCAGGTAAAGAGAAAAACATATTATAGTTAAGAGTACTAAAAGTTGAAGTAAGTGCAGTATTACGATCTTCATAGTAAGGGCATTTATTTTTTACCCAACACTCTTCTTTTATTTTAGGTAGATGTAAACAAGGAGCTAATTCTACAGTAAATCTATCATCAACTTCACATTGATAGTTTGACTTACCTTTAAGTACTTTTACATCATTGAAAAGCTCTTTGTATTGATCTTGTAAAGCTTTAGTTATAGTTAATGCTGTACACCCAAATGCTTCTTCTTCATTACATTCATCTTCATATGCATATCCTCCTCCATGAGTTCTTCTATAAGCTAAATAATTAGTTACTAACTCTCTAAACTCTTTAGTAGGTTCACGTGATATATTACCTATAGTTTTTGATATAAACGACTTTCCAGACCCTGTAGGGGCATTACAAACTACAAATTTATAACCATCAGTAAAAGCTTGATCAATATTTTTAAGTAACTTTACTTGAGCTGAATTCGGAGTAAATTTATCCGGAAAACTTTTTAACAAACCACCTATCACACCTTATTATATATTGTTTCCATTTGATGGCAATATATACACAAGGTTATCATATAGCTTAGACTTAGACGTGCTATCTAAAAATTTTACTCTAGTCATATGCTTTTTTGGAATAAAGGAGCTTAAATGATAATTTAGTACACCTATATCTTCCTCGTTTTGAAGCCTATAAGGATAAGGTATTTCATAATTTTTATTAACACCATTTATCTCTAAAGTAAAATTTATATAGTATTGTTTAATTTGAAAGATTTTAAATCTACCTTTCTTAAGAACTTTTTTATCAGTTCTTATAATTATATCTTTTAATAAGAAAGGTTTTAAAAAATTTGTAACTTTTTCTAAACTTACGTTCATGAATTCATAAAATTTAATTTTTGTTGTGCAGACATAGGGTATATATTTTCATTGAAATATACCCAAAAGTCTTCGTTAGCTGGAATCTCTTGAATTAAATCTACTTGATTGCAGTTTATATTTCTATAATCTTGCATTAAGATATCCCATGCGACGGATAAATTATCAGTTCCTAGATATGTTCTTGGAGCTCCTTTTGGTGCAAAATAATTTAACGATATTCTACCGTTTACTGAATTTAATAAATTAAGAGAGTTTGTGCATAACATTCTTCTAGTAGCAGCTAATCCTGGCTTTACTATTCTTCTAGGAAACCTAACTTCAACAACATTATTTTGAAGTAAGTTATCAAGAGCTGGTTTCTGAATTATCATTTTTAAGCTTACAAATACCAAACATCCTTTCTTCGTTCAAAAACACACCTTTGTTTACTCTTCCTTTATTAGAAATACTAACACCAGAAATTGTAACTCCCATATTGTTAGGAAATACTACTATGTCGCCTTCTTTAGCATATTTAACATCCGGGCCTGCTAGAATAACTTTTCCTTTTCTCCAAGCTTTATTAAGTGCATTTGAAGGTACCACAATACTACCTTTCATAACATCACCGTGCTCAGTTTCATCAATATATTCTATTAACAATATATCATCAAAAATAAAATTTAATTCATAATCATCAATTCCAAAATCACCTACATCAGGATTAGTTAAGTCTATTAAACTTTTTGTAGGTGCCAAATTATCTATACTAGCCATTGCCATATAGCTATTTACGTAATTTTTTTTCTAATTCAACGTACTCTAATAGCTCTCTAGCAGATATATTTTTATTTTTAGCAATATTATTAAGACCTTCAATCTCTTCTTTATCTTTTTTCTTTTTCTTAATATATGAAATACGCTTCCATTTTAATCTCGGTATGAGATAATAATAAAGTTTATATGATTCTTGCTTATCATCAAAGATACTTCCAAATTTATTAAGAGTCTCGTTAACAAAACCAGGTAGTTCCTTGCTATAAAAGGAAAGCCATCTATTAAAAAGGAACGGTACAAAAGCTTGTTCACCTTCTGAGTCTAATTCACCAGCGTTTTCCTTTTTAGAATAAAATAATTTATTTTGTAATTGAAAGAAGTTCATTACCAGTTTTTAATTATATTTGCTACTATAAAAAAGTTACAAATAATTGCTTGTAGTATAATGAGAGTACGTATTAATGCAACTACATCAGCTTCGTTGTTACTTCCAGACTTCTCACCTAAAGCTTTAGCCCAAAGTCTCCAAAATCTCATACAATAATTTTAGTAGTAGCAATAAATTGATCTTTTACTTCAGCATTAAAGTAATCAATAACATTATTCATAAACTCATTCGCTTGATCTTCAGTTAAATTAGAAGAATAAGCAAATGATGGAGCTTTATCGCCAGCAATAATATTGATACCAGTATGACCAAGAGCAACATTATCTTTAGAGTAAGTAATTGAAACACTTACTTTACCTGACTTTCTTATTTTTTTATCCTTACCTACAAACTCATCTTGTACCATTAAGTCGTCACCATCAATTACAATGCCTTTTCCAATATACCTAGATAGCATATTCGCTATTGCTGTATTAAAAAGACGTTGAAAAGAAACAGCACCAAATGGACATAAACCGGGTATTTCCCAACAAAAATTAATAGCATCTTGACTATGAATATAATCATCAGATAATGTATCTTCTAGATCTATTAACGCATCCTTTACATACATCGGAGCTCTAAAAGCTACAATATTACCATACGGTGAAACTTCTTTACGAAATTGCTCGTATGCAAATCTATTATGAATAAAATTACCGTCGTATACTCCTTGCTTAATAACCATATCTTATTTTAAATTAATTTGCTCTTTAATCCACTTATATGTTTTTGCAATACCTTTAGCTAAGGGGTAATTTGGAGCCCATCCAACCTTCTCATTGATTAGCTTATTGTCTGAATTTCTACCTGCTACACCTAATGGGCCATCGATATGCTTTTTAGTAATTTGTTTATTCTCTACTGAACAAGCTATATCTACTAGCTCGTTAATAGTTACCATTTCATCTGAACCAATATTAACAGGTCCAGTAAAATCAGAATCCATTAAACGTCTAACACCTTCAACGCATTCATCTACATATAAGAAGCTTCTTGTTTGCTCACCGTCGCCCCATATCTCAATATCACCATTACTTTCAATTACTTTTCTACAAATAGCAGCTGGAGCTTTTTCTCTTCCTCCATTCCATGTACCTAGAGGCCCAAATATATTATGAAATCTAGCTACACGAACAGGTATACCATGATTTCTATTATAAGTTAAATAAAGTCTTTCACTAAATAATTTTTCCCAACCATATTCAGAATCCGGATTAGCAGGGTAAGCTGATGATTCCTCACAATTTGGATTACTAGGATCTAGTTGATTATGCTCTGGATACATACAAGCACTACTACTATAGAATATTTTAGTTTCATTAGTTTTGCTTTTATTATATGCATCAGCATTATCTACGTTATCACTAAATCTATGTTCATTAAATTCTTTTACTGCATTTAATATATTAAGATTAATAGAAGCAGAATTATGCATAATATCAGCATCATTTTCTCCAGTAAAAATAAAACCAGCACCACCCATATCTGCAGCTAGTTGATAAATTTCATCAAATGGTCTTTTGTATTGCTCTGGTACGCTTTTATAATAATTGCCTTGCTCACCATCAAACTTTACTAAACGCTTACAATTATTTTGATCCCTTAAATCACCAGCATTACCATAGATAAATTCATCTGCTTCTGATTCATTATATTCAGGAGTTTTTAAATCTACTCCTCTTACCCAATAACCTTCTTTTTTAAGACGTGATACTAAATGATTACCGATAAATCCACCGGCACCTAAAACTAAAGCTTTTTTCATATAATATATTATATGCTCATAAGCATATTATTCAACCATATATTTATCTGTAGGTATAGAGGGCCATCTCACTACTATAAGATCAGAATCCTCTAAAAACTCTACATCTGATACTTCATTAGGAAAGAAAGTAAACATATTACCAGCGTTTAAAAATCGCTCTCTGTTAAGTACAAGGTCATTTATCTTCATTGAACCGGTTACAATATAAGTAACCTCTGTTGTAAGTTTATGAAAATGTTTATCACCTATTTTACCTTTTTTATGATGTTGGTGAGCTACTTCGAAAAAGGGATTTTTAAATAAAGAGGGTTCAAAGTCACCAATAAACCACCCATTAGTAAAATCGTTTATATTACGTACATCCATTATTTACCTTCTTCAGCTTTTTGTATACGTGTAGCATGTCTACCACCATCAAAAGTTGTCTTGATCCAAATTTTAATCATTTCTTCTAAAAGGTCAGCGTCTACAAATTTACTAGGAATAGCAAAATAATTTGCACAATTATGACGTACAGCATATTCAGCTGTATATTCATTGAATACTAACGCACTTCTAATACCAGACTGCTTGTTACCAGATATATTCATGCCTTGACCGGTTCTGCAAAATGCTAAAGCAAAGTCACAGTTACCCTTATTAATAAAATCTGTAGCTTGAAAAACGTAGTCATTATAGTCGCAATCTTTATTAACAAAAGTACCAAAATCAGTATACGGTAAATTATATTTTTCTAAAATAGATTTAGCCTTTTCTTTAAGATTCCAGCCTGAATGATCAGCACATAAAGCTATAGGTTTAACACCAAAAGTTTTTAAGGAATGAGTTACAAAAAAGTTTAATTCTTCTGGTGTACCCATTAGATGCATTTTTTCTACATCTTCAGTCTTTACAATACACCCATCTTGAATCATTAAATTATACAACGGGCAGATATAAAACTCGTTATTAGTAGTAAGATTTTGATCAATCATTTGTTTGCCGTATTTTACAAACTCACTACCCTTAGTAAAGGTATACACACCAACTGCTGCATTTTCACTAATGACTTCTTTTTCAGCAGTTCTGATTACTTTTTTATCTTTATCAAGTTCAGCATAACTATAAGCTGGATTGTTACTCTTAAAAGTTAAAATAGACCCGTTAATGTTATGATCAATATTAGTTGGATCAAAGAACGGTTCGAAGAAAACATCTAGAGTATATACTATTAAAGGGTCGTCATTATCAATATATTCTTCTGCTTGTAAACACGTTTCAACTGACCCTCTAGTAATTTTATCGATAATAATAATTTTAATATCATTACCATATCTACTTTTTAAAATTTTATCTAAAGAAAAATTACTTACATGATCTCTTCTTATTGCAAAAATAAGATTACATTCTTCTTTTTTAATAATTGAATCTAAGCTCCAATCAATCATTTGTTTATCATCAACCATTATAAGTTGTTTAGGCATAACATAACCTTGATCAACAAAACGTTGACCTCTACCTGCGATTGGAATTAGTATATTAGTTTTTTTCATTTATTTCGGCTAAAATTTTTGAAGTAATAGAGTGCGCTTCTTTTATATTATTCTGCAAATTAGATTTATCAACTGTATTAAGAATGCAGTTTATTGTAGCAGCAGCAAACATATCACCGGCTCCTAGAACGTTAATATTATCTATAACTGGTGTCGAAATATCAAATGCTTTTTCTTTACTTACGCATCTACTCCCTCCCTTATGATGCAAAATTACCCAACCTTTAACTTTTTTAACAAGTTCGTTTAAATCCATAAATAAATCTTCATCAGATATAAAAAAATAATCTACATATTTTAGTATGGAGATTTGATTGAAAGGTTTTCCCTTACATATATCTATTGAAACGATATCGCTCTTATCTCTTATATCTTTAAAATAAGATAAATTATCTAACTCATTTACATAGAGTATATGAGACCACTTAGAATCTTTAATAATAGGATTTCGTTCTATTTGATTTAAATTAGCTATTGAAGATCTTTCTGCTTTTTCTTTATTAACTAGAATAAGAGCTTCTCCAATATTTGTAGGTTCAATATTTATTTGATAATTTTTACATATTTTAGATAACATAAACCACACATTACCTATACCCCCTACAGATTTATATGTTATATCTCCATCAAAAATAGTATCAGTAGTTATATGACCATAAAGTGTGATACTATTCATTATATATATTATCGTATAATTCAGCAATAACTCCAGTACCACCTGCTCTTGTTAAGGCTACATTAACGTTTTTTTTAACCTCGTAAATTGAATCACTTGGGCAATATGTATATTTTAACTTTTTAATTATTTTTAAATCAGGTAAATCATCACCCACGTATGCTATTTCGTCAATATTAACCTTATACTTACCAGTCAAATAAGGAAGTAATTCTGATTTATCCTTCTTAGTCATCTCTCTAACATAGTAAAAATCTATTTTTCTACTTTTTGCTACAGCACGATTAACTCTATCATCCGCAGTAAGAAAGCAAACGCTTATATTTTTATTTTTAAACTGTTTAATAGCAGTAAAATCTTTATCATTAAATTCTTTACTTATGACATTACCCTCTAAGTCGTAAGTTTTACAGCCTGTAGTAAGTACACCGTCTACATCTAAAATTAAAAGCTTAAACATACATCTTAATATAATCACTACATATGCCATAGCAATGATTTATTTTATTGTATAGTTTATTTCTTCTTGGGAATATTTTTTTACCTTCAGGGAGTACTATAATAGATTTTGATGTGAGATCTGACAGAGGGGATTTTGAATGATGCCATAAAAATCCTTTTGAAGTTATTACAAAATCTTCAGATGTGTGCCAAAAATAATTTATTTCTTCACTACCTATAATATCAACTATTTGTTTTAAGCTTTCTTTATCTTTTAAATGACACCATATTCTTTTATCGCTTAAAAAATCTAGATTTACTCTATGCTTATTATTATCATGGCCTAACCAAAAGTTAGTGTCTCTATAACTTACATCTACCTCTACATCATAACCCTGATCTAATGCATTTACAATATATTGAGGATCATTTTCATGCTTAGTTTTACCTGTAATATTTCCTCTATGTGATATTAGCTTATTCCCACTCTTCATCATAATAATATTCTCCTTGTGGTTCATACAAGTCATACATATAACCTGTATTGTATTTTTCCCACCACATTTTAATTCTAGGAAACACTCCGAAAATTTTATCTCTTAACTCTTCTGATATTTGCATAGCTCTATATCTACTTGGTGATGTATCTAAAAGAAAGTCTTTATAATTTTCTATATGCTCATATACTTCAGAATTAAATTTTGCAAAATAATGTGATCCAAAATAACAGGGTATTCTTACCGTTTCGTTTTCAAATCCACCTTCCCATGTTGGTGTTATTGGCTCTCCTTCTTTATAAAGAGGGCAACTATATAGAGATTTAATATCTTCAGTATGACCCCAAAAAATATGATCTTGAGGATGGTATGGAAAATGACTACCCATACCCACAGCATAAATCTTTCCTTTAGGTCCCGTTCCGTCAGTATATTTTACATCGCAATCAAAACCTTTTTTATCTACAAATCTCTTTAGCATTTTCATACTACTTTTCATGACCATTTGATCACTTCTAAATTTCATAGTATAATCAGATGTAACGTGTTTTAAACCCTCATTAAAAGATACTAATTGCAAATTTAAATTCATAGGGGGAGTGTAAGGCACAGGACTCTTTACTACCACTACATTTTCACAATCTGATTCTAACGTTTCATCATTCCAAGTAGATATGATTACTTTATCTATATAATCTAATGTAGTATAACATTTAGCAGTTTCATAAGTATTTGGAAATACTTTACCTTGTATAACTACATCCATTTAGTTTTTTCTAAAAGGCATTATCCAAGTATTAAGATCAGTAGCAGACTTAGCAAATGGCTCATCATAAACTAAATCAAACTCATCTAAAATAGGTTGTACTTGCTCGGGGTGTATCTCAATACCCCAATCATGGACAGCTATCCTATCTCCACTTTTGAGCAATCTTGCATATAAGTTTAATTCTCTTAATTTATTTCCTCCATCGCAGAAAATATATGTTTTAAATTCTTTTACGTTATCGCTAATATGTTCAAATACTTTCTTATCAAAAACATTTTCGTAGTGCATATTTATATAAGGTGAAATTTCAGCCATTTTTTCAAACCAATGACCTACGCCTTCATGTTCTCTACTGAACCAATGACCTGTACCATTATATAGTGAACGTGCCTTTAAATCACTACCATCTGTTTCCTCACTAGGGTACGGAAAAGCTTCGTATGTATCAAAAATATACGATTCAGTAATAGCTGCCATATTAGCTAAATATGTACTTAAAGCTCCTTTTTGACTTCCGAGTTCAACTATATATTCAAATCTATTTGACTCAACAAAATATTCTTGCCAGTAAATAGCTGAATAACTTTGTGACATTCCCGCGCCCATAAATCTTCGACCAATAGTCTTAAGATCTTCGAACGGAATTACCTTATTTGTATATACTTGTTTATCTATACCTTCATGTGATCCATGAACTGTTTTTAATAATTCTCTATCGTATTTCATAAGTTTTCTTTTGTTACAACTGTTAGCTCTGGTAGTGGGAAAATAAAACCACCTCCATTTTTAATAAACTCAGACTCTCTTTTGACTATTTCATCTTTAAAGTGATATGGGCCTACAAGATAATAATCTGGTTTCATATCTCTACTTTCTTCTTCTGAAATAAGCTTAATACCGCTAATAGTTTCAGCTCCATGTTTTTCAGGACTACGTTCAGATGCATATGGAATTAATTCTGGTCCGATTCCACAATAATTTAATATAGTATTAAGTTTTGTTGAAGCTCCGCATATATGAATAGTCTTTTTCTGTTTATTAACTATATCATCTACTAACTCAATAAGATCTTTTTTATGCTTCTCGACTTTATTTCTAAACTCTATATAAGGTTTATCTGTATCTAAATATGCTTCATACTCTTCTATTTTTAGATTAAGAATATTTTGCCTTCTTTCCCTATTATCATACTCAAAGTTATCTTTATGTGTAACATAACACATAATTGCCCCACCGTTAGTAGGAGTTTTCTGGATATCAAAAAGTTTAAGACCAGCTAATTCCATTATTTTTTGTAGCGGTTGTAAATGATAATGCACAATATGTTCATTAACTATTGAATCATATGCTAGATTGTCTAATAATGACTTCCAATAAGCCACCTCAAAAATCCAAATACCTTTATCAGAAAGAAGGTTTTTAATTTCTTTAGCAAAATTTACCGGGTCGTCAATATCATAATAACAAGCTATTGAAGTAATGATATCTGCTGAATTATCTTCAATTAAATTATTAACTTGTTTAGATGGAAATGTAGTATTGATAACTGTTATATCCTTATCAGTTTGTCTAGCTGCTATACTTGAAGGATCAATACCAATTTTATTAAAGCTATCAGGGTAATTTCTAAGAAGAGTATTATCATTTGATGCAATATCTAATACTTTACCTGAAGTAGAGCCAGTGATATCTAAAGCTGTATCAACTATACTCTTTAAATGATCACGCATAGTTTGACTAATCCCACTCTCATACCAGTAGTTACAATATAATAAATCTGTATCTATACTATGTGATGTTTGAACTAACCCGCAAGCATCTTCATAATTTTCCGGACAGCAGCGAACAATAACATTAGGCATAGGTCTTCGTGGTGGAGGCTGTACACCGTCTTTTACAAAGCAACCTTGAAAATATTGCTCGCCTAAATCTATAACTTCTTTTAAATTTGGATTACCACAAACACGACATTTTTGTTTATGTACTAACATATGTATTAATTAGTTATTACAAACTCTTAATCAAGATTTTGCAAAAGCTTAATATCATTCTCTACCATACTATGAGCTAATTCTTTTAAACCTGAATCTAAATTCCAATTTAAATCATTTTTAGCTTTAGTAATATCTGCTGTACGTATATCTTGCCAAGAATTTATAGCATCAGGTCTATAAAATTCAGGAGAGATTTTTATAAGAACATCACCTTTATAAATGTATTGTTCATTTATACCTTCACCTTCCCACTTACCTTTTATACCAATACATTCAAAAGACGGATTTATGAAATCTTTAATAGTATATGAAGAACCACTTCCAATAACATATTCACTAGGGCTCCTTAAATTAAGAATATCCCAAATAAGCCTTACACAATCTCTAGCGTCTGTCCAATCACGCTGTGCATTTAAATTACCAAGAGTTATAGGCTCCGGTTTTTTATTATTTTTATAAGCAAGATGAATTTTAGCAACACCATTAGTAATTTTACGAGTAACAAACTCTATACCTCTTCTAGGACTTTCATGGTTAAATAGCCAACATTGGATTGCAAATAGATTGAAAGATTCTCTATAAATTTTTATAAATTGTCTAGCAGAGCATTTAGAAACTGCATATGGATTCCGAGGTTCAGAAGGGTGTTTTTCATCTTGTGGTACATACTTTATGTTTCCAAATTCTTCGCTTGAACCTGCGTTATATAATCTACAATCTGGTGCGTGTTTTCTGAGACATTCTAATATATGCAATACTGCTGTAGCATTTACATCAAAAGTTTGTTGAGGAAAAGACCAACTAGCTCCTACAAATGATTGAGCAGCAAAGTTAATAAAGTAACTTGGTTTATATTTTGTAATAGCTTCATGAATACTATGTACATCAGATAGATCTAAATCAATTAACTTGAATCTTTTATCTTTAATATGTTGAATATTTTTATAATTAGGTACACTCAATCTTCTTACACCACCAAATATATTATAATCAGTATTTGCAAGAAGATGTTCAACCATATAGCTTCCATCTTGACCAGTTACTCCTGTTACTATAACATTTTTTTTCATTTTAATCGCTCGTATCCTATTTTAACTTCTTGTAACTCGGTTTCAAAAAATTGTTTTTGTAGTTCAGTCTTTGCAAGCATTCTAAAATAATTAGTTTTATCTACTTCGCTTGCTAATAATTTATCTTCCTTAGCTGCATCAACAGCATCGAATGTAACACTATTTGCATCATATAGTTTTTTAAATTCTTCAGAATTAATAATTTTATCAAATAAACTTTCACCTATTTGATCTCTTAAATGATTAAAGTTTTTCTCTATACTCTCTTTATCAATATACCCCTTATCCGCTTTCAGTTTAAGTATAGCTATGTAATCAAACGCAAATGCTTCATCAACTAATAAGTTTACCATATAATATTATATTTAAAAGTTATTAAAATCAATCTTTATGGCCAAAATATTGACCACAAAACTCCCACCTATCATCACAATAACCTTTACAATATTCAAATGTTGTTTCTACACCCCTACCGTAAAGAGTTAAATTAGTAATATCTAAAACTCTAAATATCCAACAAAAAGAAGTATCTACAGTATGTATCTCTTTAGCTTTAAGAGCTAAACCTACCCAATCAAAAGGTCTATCAAAATCATATTCTTTTATAGTAACCTCATTATCAAATTTTGGTATATTAGCTTCACGTCTTTCCTGATGGGTTGTTCCATAAAATCTATTTACTAAAATAAAATCTTCTTCATCAAATGAATTTTCATTTTGTAAAAAATTTTCTAAATGTTGCTCGCGTTCTAAATTACGTTCAATTTTAGGATACTTATACCAATCTGTATAGTCGAGCCCTACAAACTCATATTTACAATACAACGGACCTGGTTTATTACTTCTAACTAATTGATCAGCAATCTGAAAAGGTATATAAATAAGCTCATTATTATTAATAATCTCACGAGGTTCATTTGATTCTAAAAAATCTTTAAATGGATAGTCTTCGTTACTATCTATAAATGTAATACCCGGGTGCTTTATATAATCACCTATATAGTTGTAGCCGCTATAAACAGGCCATATAACTTCTTTTACCTTATTTTGATCTAGAAGTTTTACAGCAACTTTAAAAAGATGTAAAATATCTCCTAATCCTGCCGGCTGCCTTATAATACAAATTTTATTCATTATTTAAATAAAAAGGGGTAATTTAAATACATCCAATCTTCTGGAATTCTATACTCTTCTACCTTTTTAAAATTATATTCAATAGCTTCTTTTTTTGAATTATATATTTCCTTACCATTTTCTTTAAGGTCTTTAATTATGTTACCTAATTCTTCCTCGTTCTCAAAATATATAATACCTTCTTTATCAAAAAAATCGTTTACAGCATCATCTCCCCAAAATAAAGGAATACTTTTACTTGCAAAACAATCAACAATTTTTTCTGTCCAGTAACCAGGCTGTCTGCAGTTCTCTATAGTTATAGAATACATATACTTTAGTAGAGATTCTTCTTTAAACTCAACTGGATTATAGCCATGGCCATACACACTAATATCATCTCTATATTTTGAGATAATTTTATGTCTTAATTGATGACCTTCAGTAGTATTTTTACCAGAAGCTATTGTTGATATTTTATTTTCTTTTTTTGTTTCTTTATAGCGATTAATCCAACATCTTCCATGTGGGTAATAAAGATAATTTTGACCTTTTGATAAAAGATATTCATCAAAAGTTAAAACAAAATCATATAATTTATTATTTTGCTCTATCCATTGATAGATATGTGGGTGAATTGCTCGTGGTTCTAATAACCAAGCTACTTTTCTTTTAACACCAGATGCTTTATGCACGTCGTCTAAACACATATCTGTAATAAAACAGGTATCGCTTACTGGCTTGTTACCAAAGTTCCATTTTACATGCTTATTAACACCTTGATGACATGATGATGGTTCCCCACCAAAATTTTTATCTCTAATATTTACCTCTACCATGACTTAATATATTCTTTTAATTGTGGTTTACTCATTGCTTCAACTTTTTGAACTTCATTTTCATTATGAAGGTAATAATCATGTTTATCTTTATCTTTTATTGCAACACCACCCTCTTCATGAGGTAGATGGAATAAAAACCAGTTAGGGTTATTATTACCAACCTTAGCTACCGGTACTCCTAATGTACCGGCTCTTGAGATAATTTCATTATCCTCATAACCCCATCCTATAAAGTTAGGATTAAATCCATTTATCTTTTTAAATGTCTCTTTACTACCTATTAAACAACCACCTACAGCATTCGTATTACCAACGCAGTAGGTTTGTCTATCATAATAACCGGTTACAACATTATCTTCATCAATATAACTTGATAAAAACTTAAATAGTTGAGTGCCATTATCATTAATTTTATCTTTTAAAGGGTGCTCTACGTAAATTGCTGTTCCATTATAACCTATTATAATCATTCCCTTTTTAGCTAAACTAACACCCTTGATTAAGCTATCTATACTGACTAAACAATCTATATCTAAAAAACATATTATATCATTAGAAGCTTGTTTAAGTCCTTTATTATAACCAATACATTTATTATATGTGCTATCATTTTTAAAGAATATATACTTATCTTCTGGTTTAACTAAATCTTTAATTCTCTCTTCTGAATCATCCTCTACAAAAATAAACTCACTTCTTGGATATATAGATTTATAATATTTGTAGACAATATCTAAATTATTCATTCTATGTTGAGTATCTTTTCTAAAATGAACTATAAAAGAAATATTTGATTTAGGTTTTTTAACCTTCAAAAAATCCGCAACTTGATCAAAAGGAGTATCTGGAATATCAGTTGGACCTATACCATGTTTATTTTTAAATGTTGTCCAGGAATCATTAATATTGTTTTGCCAATCTTTTCTTGGTCTTATAGCAGAACTCTCTTCTGAGCATGCTTGTTCTTCTACAAAATCTAAACTATTAGCTATATCTGGCCACCACCAATATGGTGTAGTATAGCCTTGCTTAGCTAACTCAAAAGAATGGTCAACGTGCTCGAAAGCATTAGTGTATGTTTGGTCGTATAATCCAACCTTCTCTAAACTTTCTTTTGTATAAAAACAAACTGCACCAACACAATGTTCGTTTAGAGCTATTTGTAATCCTCCATAATAGTCTATAATTTTTCGAGGCATTGGCTCGCCTTTACTTACCATACCTTTATTAGCAGGACCATGATAACCAAACATAAAATGCTCTATACCGGTTTTTTTATAAGCATTAATATACTCATTGAATATATTACCTTTAAAAAGCATATCATCTTCAACCAATATGATATAATCACATTCCATCCCTAATAAATGTCTCAGAGCTTTATTTTTAGCCTTACCAACACCTTCGCCTCCATTAGTTTTTATATAATGGTGGAATTGATCATCCTTTCTGTAATCAATATCCTCACCATCATTTACAACAACTAAGTAATCATACCATTCTCTCTTTATGGACTTGTGACATTTTTCAAAAAAGTCAGGCCTATTGCATGTAATTATACCTACTCCTACGCTCATATACCGAATCTCTTGTATAATTCTTGTTCTTTCTTTTCTGCTTCTAAAGCATTTTCTTGCTGCAGTAAAAGTTTTTCTAATTCGTCTACATTACTTAAAATAGATGGTTCATCTTCAATTAAAGTACCATCATTACCAAGATATTGTTGAATTAAATCTATTCTTTCTTGTGCACTATTAGGTAAATCTATTAACACAGGTGAATCACCTTTTGGAAAAAATATATCAGCTTCAGGATTCTGCATATACTGATTAAGTATCGAATTAAAAATATTATCTACTTCAGTGATAAATTGCTTATCTATTTTTTTAACACTATCACCAATAAACATATCTGGACCAGGGTCATCATTAGCTAACTTAGGATCAAAACGACATAAGAAAATAATATCTAATTGTCTCATTGATTCTTTCATTAAAGCAATTTGCTCTCCAACAAAGTCTTTTGTAAAACCCTCTTTATCTTTATCATAACACCACATAGTATAAGCAATATTATCTAGAGGACACCTATCATGTACCACTAAATCATCTACAGTATAACCTTCAACTTGTTCTATAAGAGATTGTAAAATTTTAATTTGTGTATCTTTTGAAGTCTTAGTAGAATGATCTAACTTTTCTTCTTCTAAAATATCTCTATAAGTTTTTTCTGGTTGTTTATATTGTTTCCATGTATATAAGAAACTCTTTATAGTTTCTGATTTACCACTATTACCCGTCCCCGAAAATGCTATTCTCATATTATATATAGGTTATTAAACCTTTAATGCCATATCCCATAATAGTAGATGAAGTCTCGGTGAAAAATTAACATTCATAGCTTTAGCATATTCAGCTACCGCAGGAGCATTTTTAACATGTTCCACTCTACTACCACTACAAGGCATAAACCAAATTCTACTTTTAGGTATATTGATATCACCATCATCAACATACTTACTCCATATTTCATCTATATCTTCAGAAGCACTTATAACAAATTTAAATCCTGAGCCTACCTCCTTATGCCATTTTAAAACTTCAGGTTTATAAGTTCTTTTTTCTGGGTCTCCATTAGAAGATAATTTAGGTGAAGTAGTAAAAGTAGCTCTATATAATTCAATCCATTTTTCATCAGGTTTTACTGTAGCATTAGTTTCAAAATCAATTAATGGATGAAAGTCATATTTTTCTATAAAAGCACCTATAAACTTAAGCAATTGTTTTTGCTGTATCATAGGCTCACCACCAGTAAGTTTAAATATAGCACCCCCTCTTAACTTTTCTACTAAATTATGCTCTTCAAAATATTCAAATATTTCATTAAAAGTCATTTTATTCTTAATAGACCATGAAACAAATGAATCACAACCATGTGGTGAATCTTCAGAAGCAAAACCTTTACACGTAAGATTACACATAGATAATCTAAAAAAGACTGAAGGCATACCTACAAATTCACCTTCACCTTCTAAAGTATAGAAAGCTTTATCATCAGATACTAACAACGTTTCTTTATCACAATCTACTAACATATATAAGATTATATAGGTTTAGAAGTAGTTTTCAACTAAATAATAGTATATATGAGTATAAAGACCGTTCGTAAACGTCGGGCGAGTTCTGATCTAGAGCTCGCAGAAGCATTTGAACATAATCATCTTTTCTCCTTTAAAATAAAGCGACCGTTTTATTTTAATCCTGCACATAAGCAATTTTATAACTGCTTAAAAAATACAAATACAAAAATGGCTTTTGTAGATGGTCCTGCGGGTAGCATGAAAACGTACATTGCTGTATATGCTGGTTTAGAATTAATAAGAGATGAATCTTTTAGTAGATTAGTTTATATTAGATCTATAGCAGAATCAGCAGAGAAGAGTTTAGGTTCATTACCTGGTGAAATAGATGACAAATTTTCGCCTTATGCAATACCTTTAGATGAAAAGGTATCTGAAATAGCTGGTCCAGGTGTATGTAATAATTTAAAGAAGCAAGGCTTAATTGAAGCTATACCAGTTAACTTTGTAAGAGGCTTAACGTTTAATAAATCTTTAGTAATAGTAGATGAAGCGCAAAATTTATCACGTAAAGAGCTTACTACTATATTAACAAGATTTGGAAGAGATTCTAGATATGTAGTTATAGGTGATTGTAACCAAGCTGATGTCAATAAATCAGGCTACAAAGAAATATTTAACTCCTTCAATACTGATAAATGTGAAGAAAATGATATATTTTCTTTTAAGTTTGGAAACTCAGAGATAGCTAGAAGTAAAATACTTAGATTTATTTGTTCAGTGCTTGGTGCTTAACTATTGCCCCATGTAGTACCTGCAAATGGATCACTAAAGTTACCCTCTCTAACATCTGAACCTACTCTAGCAGCACCAGAATATTTCTGGTCAGGTGATTCATCTACTGGAGTTTCAGTTACTTCTTCAGTTGTTTGAGTTTCTTCTTTAACTTCTACATACGTTTTAGTTCCTTCTTCATTTACATATAATGTTGAAGCTTTAGACTCCTTACTAATAGAAGCAAAATTATTACTATGTTCATATACTGTAACATTTTCTATCCAAACACGACCTTCAGAAGCCTCTTCAACAAAAGTATCAGCTGTTTTGAAGCACCATTCAGCGAATTTTTCAATACCAACTCCACCATCCATTATTCTTAATTGTATAATACCTTTATCACTAAGATCTTTAAATGTATCTAACTCAGGATCACTACCTGATATAACAGTAGTATGATCAAATTGATTATTGAAAATAGTTTTAAGATCTTTTAAACCACCAAAATCGTATACCCAATTATTGTTATCTAGTTCATTACAACCAAATGTTAACTCTGCTTTAAGTTGATATCCATGTAAATATTTGCAATGTGAACTAGCATTAGGTTGACGAAAAGATGCAGATCCTAGTTCAATTACTTTTGATGAAGTATAAGTCATATTTTAATTATAAAGTAAATTAAAAAATAATCAACTGCAGGAGTAAATTTAAAAAGGTCTCCCTCGTCCCAATCTCGGATAATTAGTTAGTCGGAAAGCAAAGTCAACTGTCTTAGCAGATCAATTTGGGAACTTTTTTCATTCTTAACTCTCGGTGAAGGTAGAACGTTTTTAGGATCAAAAGCATACCCTGCTTTATTGCCTGCTGTAGCTATAGTTATACGTCCATTAGGATTTAATCTTTTTACAACTCCTGGTTCACCAGTAGGTACTTTTTTTGTTCGAACTAACACTTCATCACCTACTTTTGGTTTAAATTTAACTTCCGACTCGTCATCTTTACTACCTTCATCATAACCTTGTTGAAATTCATCTATGGCAGTCAAAAAACCATTTGCTGCACTTACTATTTCATTTGCTGCATATTTACCTGTTTTATAACCGTCTATAGCTAATCGCCGTAACGCTTTATAAGAAGACTCAGCAGCTGCCGGTAATTTTTCTACTCCACCCTTCAGTAATTTAAGTATCCTGTTAGTCTTATCATCAGATATTGGACTCTCTTTTATACCACCAGTAAGTGGATCATCTTCTTCTTTAGATTTTAAAGCACCGGTTATTTTATCCCAATTACCATCTTTAAATCTATATTTTAAAACTTTAGATTCTTCACCTTTTACCGGAAATTTTTCACCTAATTTTAATTCTTCATTATCTATGATATCATCATTATCAGCAAAATCGTAAGGTATTGCATTTACTATAGCTATTTTTTTGTTTGCAGAATATTTAATATCCTTACCCGGAGCGACCATCACACCTTCGCTATCTAATACTTTGAGTAATTTTTCGTTTCTCGATGTAAGTAAATCTTCTGTTTTTTCATAGCCAGCTTTACCACCTCTTATTAAATCACCCACTCCAGCATCTATACCTGCATCAGTAGCAGCTTTTAATGCACCACCTACGGCACCGAGAGCTGCTCCACTCTTCTTAAGAATGCTTGTAAAACCTTCTTCTAATAACTCTTTCTGTGACAATTTGGCCATATACAATATTTAGTCTTGAAAATAAAATATTGTAACTATAATAATAATATACATGAGTAAAAGTAAAGAAGAATCTAATTATGAGTGGTTAGGTGAAGATGATGAACTAACCGGTGAAAAGGATATTATTGCAAAAGATATAATGGGTGATGAATATAGTAAAGGTTATTTTCCTCCTATTAGAGTTTATGATGATAATGTAAATGCTGATAAAAAGTATATTTCATCATTACCTGATTTGCAGAATGGTCCTTCTAGTTTAATTCAAGGTGCAGCAGTACCTATTCAGCAAGTAGGCATTCATAATTTTAAACTTCCTCTTACTTATAAAAAGCGAAATGGTAAAACTATTGAGCTTGAAACTAGTGTTACCGGTAGTGTTAGTTTAGAAGCTCATAAAAAGGGTATCAATATGTCACGTATTATGAGAAGCTTTTACGATCATAAGGATGAAATATTTAGTATTGATAAAATTAAAGATGTTTTAGAAACTTATAAAAATAATCTCAAAAGCTTTGATTCTAAAATAATGCTTAAGATATCTTATCCTATAAAGCAAAATAGTTTACGTAGTGGATTAGAGGGTTATCAATATTATGATGTTGTATTTGAAGGTGACTTAACTAAAGATGGCGAGTTTAAGAAGTATATTCATTTTGATTTTGTATATTCTTCTGCTTGTCCTTGTAGCTTTGAGTTGAGTGAACATGCTGAAAAATATCGTAATAGAGCTACTGTACCTCATAGTCAGCGAAGTGTAGCTCGTGTAAGTGTTAGATTTGAAGATATGCTCTGGATTGAAGATATTCAAGAGTTATGCTTAGCAGCTCTACAAACCGAAACTCAAGTTATGGTTAAGAGAGAAGATGAGCAAGCGTTTGCTGAGAAGAACGGTGCTTACTTGAAGTTTGTAGAAGATGCTGTTAGATTGCTTTTCGAAAAACTTACTAATGAATCTCGTGTTTTAGATTTTAAAATAGTAGCTTCTCATAATGAAAGCTTGCATAGTCATAATGCTGTTTCAGTAATTGTTAAAGGCATTAAAGATGGTTTTACTGCAGATGTTACTAGAGATGTTTTTGAGTCGACTGGCTTAAGATAAGGAACACCTTTACAATAAGGTATGAATATTTTTGTAACTGACGATGATCCTATCGTCTCTGCTCATAATCTATGTGATCAGCATGTAAGATCTAAAATGCAAATAGAAGGAGCTATTATGTTAGCTCATGCATTTCCACAAGAAGTATTAGATCATCATTCTACTCCAAGAACTTCAACAGGTAAACCGAGACGTAGAGGTAAAGGTTATTTTAAACATCAATGCTCTATATGGGCTAGAGAAAGTAAAGATAACTTTAAATGGTTAGTAGATCATACCTTGGAGATGTTTACAGAGCGTATGTATAGATGGCCTGACTCTAATGAACATTTTACTAAGAAGTTTATTGAGTGGTGTGGTAAAAATATTCATAATACTATTATGGATAAAACTAATTTAACTAACTATGCAGTAGCTATTAGTGATGATTGTGATTGTAGACTTATAGGTAATTTTGATAATCTATCAACGATCGACAAATATAGAGAGTATATTCGTCATGATAAACCTTTTGCAACCTGGACAACAAGATGGAAGCCAACCTGGTATTAATAATTTGCCTCTATATCCTTATGGGCAATATTTTCTTTACTGACATCAATTAGAGCGTCGAGCTCTTTTTCAATAAAGTCTTTACTTACAAGTATCTTAAATAGATTACTTGTTCTGTTACCTACTGAAAAGGGAATATCTTTATATTCTTTGTTACCAATTTTAAGATCAAAATTTACTACTGGTCTTTCTTCAGTATGACCAGCTCCTACGTTGATAGTAATATCATCAACTTTATCTTTCATTAAATGTTTATTGTTCACAGTTTTAAACATTACTTTATTACCTTGTACTTGTATGTCTTCTCCGTGAATAACATTATAAGCTCCATTACCAGAGTCAAGCTTTGATGGTATCTTACCTATACCATCTACATCAAAAAATTCTATAAGACCTAATACGGTCTTTTCTATAAAAAATTCCTTAAACTTCTTCATAACCCATATTAAAATTATCACCTTCTGGCTTAACCATTATAGCTACTTGCTGATGATCATGCTCATGAGGTTTTTCATTCATTTCATAATCGAGAAAATGGTAAACTGATGAAAGATAATCAGATGCTTTTGTAATCTTTGAAGCAACCCAACCATCTAAACCAGGTAATTGTTGTACCATTTCACTTAATTTAGCAGCGTACTCTTGAGCTTTAAGAAGATCTCTTCCAGCCATATCTATTTCAGAAGGATCGTTTTCATGGCAACCACACTCACCATCTTCAGGAGTCGGTACTTTTATTGCTACAGTTTGAGGTGTATCTAATACAGGCGAAACGCTCATTTCATTAACCTTACTATAAGCTTCTTCCATTAAAGCCATTTCTTTACGCTTCTTATCTCTCATAATAATATTTATGCTAGTATGCTTTTTATTTGATCTCTATCTTCTATAGATATTTCTTTAGGTACGAAATAATCTAATGATTCATCTACATCTTTTTGAATCATCTTTCTAGTCTCTGAACCTGAAATACCACTCTCTTGCATAGGTATTTTAACTATGTTAACAAAAGGATACTTATCTACATTCTTTTGAAAGTATGCATAACGATTTACATCTTCATCCTTTTCACCAGCACCAACTAATAAAGTTTTCTCTAAATTATCATCTGCAAATTCATATACCGCTCTCACTGGGTTAGGTACATATACAACAGTTACAGGCTTATTGAAGTATTTTTTGTATATGTTCCAAATTTGTTCCGATTGTTCAGGTGTTATACCTTCTCTTTCTTTACCTCCAATAAAAACAATACCTTTATCTGCATCATCAAGTAAATATTTTAAAGCATTAAAGTGACCTTTAGTCGGAGGCTTGAATCCACCTGGTAATAACGCAATCCTTTCTGATCTTGTTTCTTGTTGCTCAAAATATTCTTTAAATGTTTTCATTACTTAGAACTTGTTTGACCTCCACTAAAGTTAGCACGACTAAACTCTAATCTATCTACAAGCTTAACTGCATCACCAGCTTTAGATACACTTACATAACCTTCAGGTGAAGTTACTTTTAATGTACCATCTTCTGCATCTAAGAAATGCTTAGTATTGTAAACAGCGTTGTTATATTTGTTAACAAATATTTGCTTAGCTTGAGATAATAATTTACTAACCTTAAAAATGTTTACTATATCATCTTTCTGTTGTTTAAATTCAGCCATCTTCTTCTTAAAGCTTTCCTCAACTTTTAGTTTACCGGCTTTTGATTTACGCTTATCAATCTCTTTTGACATTCTACCTTTAAACCAATCAACAAAGTTGTTAAATGACTCCTCTGGATCTTCTAAAAATTTACCTTTTTGAATTTCAGAGTTAGCATAAATGTTTAGTAAATCTAAAGGTAAATCTCTATAATCAACTTTAATAGAGTCAGCTGTCTTGACAAAATCTCTTACTTGTTTAGCTTCGTCAGTTGTTAAAGTAACCGTTCCTGTAGTATCTGTAAATACAGCATCATCTACCCATACACCAGGTACCTTTTTAAGACCTTTAACATTAATACCATATTGAGGAGGACTATCTAAATCTGAGTATCCTGTGTGAAATACTATACCAAATACTGAGTTAGCTATCTCTCTACCTAATTTAGAATCTTTTTCAACTGCATACTTAATTGTATTAGGTTTAAAAGTAAAATGCTCTACACCATCAATAATCTCTTTATTAACTGATGAAGAGTCAAACATAAAATCACCTTGAAGAATACCTTTTATACCAAGCTTAGGAAGATATTTAAGAGCTTTTTTAAGCTTTTCAGCTAAACCAGGTACATTACCATGATTCATTTCGACATCATTTTCAGTATAATTTATTTTAGGTTCTCTTTTATTAAAAACTGATTTAGTACCTACGAAAAATTTACCGGTATCAGGATGTTTTCCAACAAACATAGCTGGTGCACCATCCCATTTAACAGAAGTATTAACCTTTCTTTTACTCTTACCTTGTAAATGAGATAATAAGTCAGTTATAAAACCTCTTGCAGTCTTGTAACCAGCTTCACCTTTAGTGAGTACAAGCTCTTCTAAATGAGTAAGGTGTGTGTTAGCCTTAGCTTCAGTTAAGAGTTCGTATTGCTCAAAATATAATTTAAATGTTTTCATATTCTTCGTCTGAGTATGTTCCATGAAAACCAATTCTTGGTCTTAATTTGTTATAAGCTATTTTTTCAAACTTAACTCCGGAGTTTCTTAATTTTTCTGCCATCTCTAAAGGGCTACCACTTACATATACATATTTTCCTAGATCACCACCACCAGCCGCTCCTATATCATGAGCCATAAAGTGCTTAAATTGCTCTTCATTTGCGTATTCAAAGAAATTCATAAGCGATATGCCTCTTTGAATACTCTTTGGATCATTAAAATCGATTCTATCAAACAAAACTGTGTTAGCAGATTCTTCTAGTCTCGCATTATTTACTAAAAATCTCTTAACATCCTGTATAAAACTTTCTCTACGCCCAGGCTCAACAGACTTGTACGTCTCTGATAAAGCTAGTGGAAATTCACCTAAACTATTACCTACTTGATTACCATTTAATATATATTTTTTACCATTAACAATTAAACCATAATCTTTAAAGAAACTATCACTAGTCTTACCAAAGCTTTTATGAACAGCATCAGGTCTAGGGCCAAGAGAAGCACCCTCACCTTTTATCTCAAACTCTTCTCCGTTTAATTCTAAGTCACCTTTAACTTTTTCTTTAGCTTTTGCAATATCTGCCATCGCGGCTTTCATCTCTGGTGTATAGTTAGCACGTCTCATTCTGGGTCTCCAACCAGCGTCTACAAGCCTTTGTTCAGCTTCTTTCTCTGCCTTCCTTTTTGCTGAACCAGCTGACTCTACATTATCAAACACTAATGAAAGAGCTAATTCACCCATTCCAACACCCTTACCGCCTTCATCTTGTGCAGTATGTTTTACTATTTTTTCAATAGCGGACCGAGGTACACCAGAATTCGCTAATATAGTATACAAGTCACCGGTTAAGTCACTCGGAAAACTAGCTTGATTACCACTAGTTAAATAATCAGTAAATTCTATTTTATCCTCTTCCGGTAAATCTTCTATAAGCGACTGAATATCACTACTAAATTTCTTTAATATCAAAGGGTTGTATCCTTTTTTATTTAAAGTGTTTTTAATACTTCTATAAGAGGGAAAAGATATAATTCTATTATACAGTTTTTCCATTTGTTTTAAATCAGCATCATCAACATCTAATCTATCGATAGCGTCTTTAATTTTTTCTCTCGTAACAGCAATCTCCTTTTTCTCTTCAGGTGTATTTTCTTCACCCAACACACGAAGATGTTTACGTGAAGGTATATTACCTTTAACTTGCTCTCTATAAATCTTTTCTAATTCCCATTGCATAATATTAATTTTCTAAAAGTTCATCTTCTAAAGGTTCATCTGAAAACTGAAGTAATCTTTCAATAGTTTCAATCACTTTCATTGGTTCTGTATCATTAAATTCTTTATTAACTGTACTAGCTATATGAGCATCTTGTGAAGTTGGTTTATATCTAAATGCATCAGCTAATATTTGTGCTAAATATATCTCTGACTCAGGTGTAATGCCACCTAAACCAGGTCCTCTAGTATATACTGCCCTTAAACCAACAGGCAATCTTGAAATAACACTCTTAATTACAGAGCGAGGATTAATATCTTTAGTTGGAGGTGCTTGATTATGTGTACCTACTTTTTTAATTTCTAATTCTTCTATAGTTTCAGCCTCTTCATCAGTAGGTAAATAAGCAAAAGCTGATGCAATTAATTCCGCGATAGATTGTTCACCAGGAGAAGGCTCAGGCTTATCAGCCTCAACATCTATATCTACATCCTCTACTTCAGCATCATCCTGCTCAAGTAAACGCATGTAACTTTCTATTAACTTTAAAGTCTTCATTACTCACCAGCAGCCTTTTCGAATTTTTTAGCAATTTTTAAAGCTGCATCTGACATGGTCTTTTTAGCTTTTTTTAAATTCCTACCAGTTTTAGTTAACATGCCGGCAGCTAAACCTTGATCAGGTAAACTTGCTATAGCATTTATAGCTTCAACTGAATCTTTCATTTCATTGTCTTCAACCCGGCGCGTAACAGTAAGCTCACCGCCACTCTCCTCTGCAAATTTTATAAAATTATCATAAGAAGAACCAACATCATTAGGCAACGTTACTGTTGCCATTAAATTACCGTTTTTATCTTTATATTCTACTTTAAAAGGACCTTCACCGGGTTTGTTTTCTTCTATCAACTTAAGAAACTTACTCATGTATATATTTATGGCAATAAAGAGAGTTTTATATTTATATTTGATAGAAACTCTTTTTCTATTTGCTGAAGTTCATACCTTCTTAAGAACAATCTAAACTTATAGAAAGAAACTGCTGATGTATCCTTCTTAGCGAATGAAATATAGTCTCTTTCCTCTAGAAATGTACTAAAATTACCTTTATTGTAAGTAATATTAGTAGGTAAAGCGTTAAAAATACGTTTTACAAGCGTATGCTCAATAGATTCACCGTTAGTTTTGTAGTAAAACCACTTTTTATTATTAGTTTTCTTACAAACTTTAACTAATTCTTTGATAATAAAATGAATACCCAGCTTATTCTTATCTTTTCTTGTTAATTTAAGCTCGTTTTCAGTAATATACAACAAATATTGGTTAAAAGACCTTGCTAGACACTTATTAAGGTCAATAAACTCAAAACCACGTATAGGATCACTTACGGCCTCCGATTCTAACATTGATGATTCCGTTATAGTAGTCATTACGTAGCAATACTTCTTCTTTAAATTGTAGTCTAGCTTCGTAATAACTCAACTCCCACTTAGAATCACACCATCTAAGTATTTCAAACTTAAAATTATCTTTTCCTAACGTCTCCAGGTCTTTATTAAGTTCATTTGATGAAGAAGTGTAAGTTTTCCAGTCAGTTTCTATTTTTTCATGACGTTTATTCTTCTTACCTTTTAAAGGAGGACGCTTTTTAATCGATTGGCACTGTTTTTTACCAATATACTTTTTATCATTAGTAAGATTAGTTATCTTATAAATGAAACCGTAAGGTAGGTCTACATTTTCTTCTAGAACCCCCTCCCAATGACCTAAATCTACCACTTTCTACAAGACCAATACCTAGCTTTAGTTTTTGGACCAGGATTGTCACAATTATGTCTAGCTCTAAAA